TGGTAGGATCAAGAGTGATAACTTGTCCGGGCGCAGGCATCGTGAGCACAACGTCTGATAGCGTAGCGAATGATCCACCACCACCTGATGGTGCAGCATTCACCCAACTTGTGCCATTGAATGATAGCACTTGTCCAGTTGTAGGTGATGTGATAACAACATCAGCAAGGCTAGCGGCGATCGATAGTGTTGTATTCACCCACACCGAGCCGTTGTAGGTAAGGGCCTGATTTGTTGATGGGGATGTTAGCGTTACATCGGTAAGAGTAGCAAGGGAACCTGCTCCACCTGTGATGGTAGCCCAGGTAGTATTGTAATCAGAACCATCAACCTTTACGAGGGATTGTCCAGTTGTGCCTCCAGGTGGAACTCCAACTCCATCAGCACCTTGAGGGCCCATAGGGCCCGGATATCCCATCTCCGGCTCATCAGCATCCTCTCCAGGAATACCGATTGGGCCCTGTGGGCCAAGAGCACCATCTAGTCCATTAGAACCAGGTAAGCCATCCGCGCCTGCTGGACCCATAGGTCCTTGAGGGCCCATTGGTCCAGGAATTCCATCTTGTCCATCCTCACCATCTTGTCCATCAATACCTGGAGCACCATTTAAGCCATTTAGTCCATCCGCGCCTGCTGGCCCTACTGGACCAGCAGGGCCCATTGGTCCAGTTGCACCATCCGCGCCAGGTAAGCCATTTGCTCCGGCTTGCCCCATTAAACCAGGTGGGCCAATATCTCCATCCGCTCCATCATCTCCATTGATGCCAGGGATACCTTGAGGCCCAGTTGCACCAGTCGCTCCTGTAGGCCCAGTTGCACCAGTCGCTCCTGTAGGTCCAGTTAAGCCGCTTGGGCCCTGTGGGCCAGTTAAACCTATTGGGCCAACATCTCCATCTAGGCCATCATCTCCATTGATACCAGGAATACCTTGAACGCCTTGGATACCCTGTGGTCCTGTAGGTCCAGTTAAACCGATTGGGCCTTGCACGCCCATTTCACCTTGCTCTCCATCCGCTCCATCGAAACCAGGGATACCTTGTGGTCCAGTTAAGCCGATTGGGCCTTGAGGGCCCATTGGGCCAGGCCATCCATCATTGCCATCCTCACCATCATTTCCCTCTCGGCCGATTGGGCCCTGCGCACCTGTAGCACCAGTTAAACCTGTAGGGCCCATTGGGCCAGGATTTCCTTGATCTCCGTCTAAGCCATCATCACCTTGTCGTCCGATTGGGCCTTGCGGGCCCGCATAACCAACACCACCCTGTGGGCCCTGTGGGCCAGGTATGATAATCGGCATCTCACCATCGCTGGAACTCTCTCCATCCATCCCTGGGATTGAGTTCATAACATTCACCGTCTGTGTTATCGTGGTGAACTGTCCAGTTGATAAGAATACGAAGTTTTCGTTAAACCACTTTTCCCAGGCGACGGTTAATCTGCCCCTGTCATCAGAGATAGGCACCTTTATAGGTGGTGGTGCGATCGTGTTTTTAATCGGATTTGTTGCCATTCTAGTTTAGCCCTGTGATAAAATAATGGGCACGGCATTGCGCCCGTGCCCCAATGGCTAACTATTAAGCGATACCGATTTCACCCTCGGCTTCAAGAGTAAGCGTAGCAGAAGCAGAAGCACCACCAACAAGGAAGTCAGCGGCATCAAGGCGAAGTCTGCCATACCAGTCGAAGTAGGAATATGCTGCAACGGATACAGCAGAACCGATAAGTTCAGAACCAGCGGCGTTAGCACCAGTAGCACCCACCCACAGAGAGAACGTTGCCGCTGTATTCGTTTTATTCACGATACGGATGTGGCTAAGAACCAAATAAGGTTGTGTTTGTGTATAACCAACAGGGCCAGCGAGCGAAGTAATCGCTGGGTTGATTATATTAGTCGTCATCGTGGTTGTCAGAGCGACTGGGCCAAGACGAATGATTTTATTTGCTGCCATTTTGTTTTCCTTTAAGTAGAACCAAGATCAAGAACCAAGTCGGCCCCTGTTATACCGCTATAAGCATTATTTACATCAGTTACCTTATAAACTCTGTTGCGAGATGTTCCTAGTCTGTAGAAGATAACTCTCTGATTATACTGCCCTGCCCTGCCCAGTGGGCAATACCGTTCATCGCTCCAGGTGTTGCCACCATCGTCAGAATACTGCAGAATAACCTGTGGATTTGCTGCTTCGTCCGTTATCGTGCCTGGTTGATAGTCGATCTGCAGCGAGATGTGCTTCACCCGCTTTAGCGAGTTAGATACGTGCGGTGTTATCCGTGTTCGAGCGATAACATATCCATTTTCCGTGCTGTTCGACTGGTCCATAAAGTATAGGTTGCCAGTTGTGTAGTCGCCAGTGATGTGCTTGCCGAGGTAATACGCTTGCCCCTCGGCGATGGATCTTGCTGCCTGCGTGCCATAGCCTGATTGCTTTTCGAACCACTGTGCTTTCTGCGTCTGCAGGTATGTCGTCATATCGAACACCCAAGTGGATGATAAGCCAGGCACGTTCAGCGAGTAGAAGAAGTGTCCATTGAGTTGATAACTGTCCGCGGTGGCCGCGGCCACCTGAGCTGCGGTAAGGGCTGCCAGTTTCTGCTCGAGCGCGTAGTTGCTAACTCGAACCGGCACATAACCTTGCGCCATATAAACGATTGGACCACCGCGCTCATCGGTTGCCATCCAGAAGATCGTGTTGTTCAGTTTCTCGATGGTATTGGGAGAAGCAGCACCTGTTTCAACCAGAATACCAGGGCGACGAGCGAAGATATTATTGCCTGAGCCAAGGTCATACCATAGTTCAGTTGTCGTGCCGCCGAAGATCCATAGATCCTCATTGTTGTTGATAATACCCACGATAAGGTCGGGATTTGCTTCTGCAGCAGCATATCCACCTGAGGCCGATGGGTTAGCAAGGTTGCTTATCGTTATGCTGGTGCTGTAGAGGTCAGTCCAGAAGAATGTGTTCGAGCCCATCAGCGTGAATAGAACATACCCGTCCATATAGGTGCAAGATGTAGCAGGGGCAAGGAATGTCGTCGGATTGGTGTAGTTGCTTGTCACCCATAGGGTAGCATTCCACGTAGGGTCGGTGCTAACGTTCGTTAGCACGTTCGTCTTGAGATTTACCAACCATACCATCCCGGTGTTTGATACGATGAACAGTGATAGTCCATTGTCGGTGTATTGCACGTCCGCCGTGCAGTCGATGGTGCCGATGGTTGTAGCAGTCCAACCAGTGCTGGTGGCGTTGCCATTAATCTGGTAGAGAACATTTCCGAACACCCAGTAGCAAGCACCATTGCTCGCAACATATCCACCTCTTGATACGCCGTTCAAGCCCGTTATCAGCCGAGTTAAACCGGGCGTCGGAACCAGTTGCGCAGGCTCTGCGTCCTTGCCAAAGCCCATCTCGTTGTATTCAACATACCGATTGATGAGGCGCTGGCAGTCATAGTTGATGTTGTTCAGATTGTAGGATGGGCCAACAAATCCCTTGAAGCGTGTTTCAGCAAGCATATTAAACTCTCAGGCTGTCGGATTGGATCATATAGCGTCCGGCGTTAGCGCCCATAGCGGCAGCATCATACGACATCCGCTGAAGCATTTGTCCATTGTTTTCCTCGACTAATCTCTTAGCGCGAACTGCCGTGTTGAGCACCGTAACTGATGGCTCTATGCCATTTTCAGCGCAGAGCAACATTGCAAGGTTAAATCGAAGGGCTTGCGCGTATGCTGGTGGTAGGGATACAACGTCGGTAAGGGCGTTTGAGGAGTTGAGAGATTGCTGAACATGTAGGATAAGATTGCCACCAGCGCTATTTGGGATAGGCCAGATGTTAAAGTTGCCCAGTGGGTATGCTTGGTCGTAATATCCGTATTGGGAGATATTTCCGGTTATTCCCTTTGAGGTAACATTTCCCCAGTCCTGCTCGGATATCACCTCGATTGGTAGATCGACGTAAGGGGTAACGGTTGTTTGTCTAAACCAAGCACCAGCGATTGCAGGTGGTCTAACAGGCACGTTAAAATCACCCCCAGGTCCAATTGCGTATGATTGCTGTCCTCCCACGGTGGGGATCATCAAGATGTTAATCGTAAAGATGTTTAGGTTGTCGGCGTTCCAACTGTCGATTAGTTCATTCAGGCAGAGCAGTCCGGTTGAGGCTTGCGAGGCCGACATAGTCTCGTTTTCACCTATCACCCCACTTAGGTAATAGGCTCTCGAGATAAGTGAAGCGAAGGTTTGAGTTGTCATTTGTATTCCTCTCTTGTAGGATATTTATTGCCGCGTAGGCTATGTAGGGCACACCCCAAAAGAGGAGCCGAAGCTCCTCTCAGTTTGGTTCATCAACCTGATTTTAGCCCTGAACGCGACATAACAAAGCGGGTCTCACAACTTTCCATCCGTAAAGCACGTCAGCTCTGTGGTAAACCACATCAAGTTGTGGGTCATATTGCTTAGCGAAGCGGATAGATACGCCAGTTTCTGGGTCACGAGCAATATATGCTTCAGCGCCAGGAAGGTCTGTAGGCAAGTCACAGAATGCCACCATAAACGCATCCTTATGCCATACAAGGTTAACGTCTGTCGTTACATTAGCAGCACCAAGCCAAGTTACAGCAGCACCGTTAGCAAGAGCGGCGGATACTGTCTGGTTAGGAGCAGCAATGCTGATTGCAGGAAGAACGGATACTGTAGCAGCACCAGCGGTAAATGATGTAGCTGCTTGAACAGTGAATACTTGCAGCTTGTTAGTAGTTTGACGAGTAAGTGGGTTGATTGCATACACACCAGCGACGGTGAATTGATCACCTTGAGCGATCGTTGTGCTAACAGAGCCATCAGCAAGAACAACCGTTGTGCCAGAAGATACAGCACCATTTACGGTAACAGTGTCTGTCGCAACGCGAGTGCCAGTTGTGAATGTAGGCAATGTTTGTGTCATTACCCATTCCATACCACCAGCAATACCCATCAAACCGCGCTTGTATTGATCAGCGATTTCAGTTGCTGATTGGAACAGGCCTTTCAAACCGTCGATGATAGCGGCTGTAGCGGATGGGGTAACAGCGGCGTAGCGCTGGTCATCACGTGGAGCAGCTTGGTCGTCTAGACGAGCCATAGCATCAAGGAATGGTCGAAGTGTGCCAACGTCAGCACCAGTGAATGCTGCTGGGATACCGTTAGTATAAACGCCTGGGGTTGCAAGGGATTGTGCTTGGTAGAACAACTTGAAACCGTCTTGGTCGATGTCAGAAGCAAGCTGAGCCATTTGTGGCTTCAGAATACGATCTGCGAACACGTCGATCTTCAACTTCAGATCTTCTGTAGAGAAGTCGACGGCGATGTTGCGCTGAAGAACTTGCAAAGAAGTCTGAGATTCAGTTGTGTTGTTAAGATTGATAGCTGATTGAAGTGCAGAGCTATAACGAACAGGGATACGGATTTGGATTGTGTCGCCGTTCTTGTGTCCGACTTGTCCGTAGTAGCTGTCGATTGTTTGCTGTGCGCGAGGAACCAGAACGAACTGGTTACGAAGAACCAACAGAGCTTCATTGGTAATAGCTGTGTTAGTTAAGAGAGCATTTGTTGCTGCCATAATGGATTTCCTTTAGTGTTGTTACTTTTTACCTTGTGCTTTTCTAAACTTAGCGTATTCGGTAAAATCTTTCAGCGCAACGACTTCCTCTAGAGTTTTAGCCGGTGCTGCCTTGATTCCGCCTTTCAGCTTAGGTGGAGAAGTGGGCACGCTTGATGATTCAGGTTTTTCAGTCTTTCTTGCCTCAACAGCCAGTTCGAGCTTAGTTAGCATCTTCACCTGATGAGTGGGGCTCAGCGTCTTAAAGCGCTTTGTAAGCTCCTCATCCTGCAGTAGTTCATAAAGCACCGCTGGTCCAACCTCTGATTCGTTCAAGAATATCCGAGTTTCTGCGTGGGTTGCGTTCGTAATACCCGCCACCGCAAGGGCATCCACATTAACCACAGCATCATAATCTTCTATTTCTTTCTTGATCGAGTTTTCACGAGTTGTCCAGGTTTGTATAGATTTCTGAGTTGCCTCGGTCATCTTTGCTTTCTGCGCCTGCACTTGTCTTTGGTGCTCTCTTTGCTCATCTTTCCAGTCGCTCAGTGCCTCGGTAAAATCGCCAATAGTAGCGAAGTTATGCATCTCCGGCTTAGGCTTCGTAAAGCTTTCAGTCACTGCGACTTCTTTAACTGCATCTGTCTTTGGTAAACTCTTGAGCGCTTCCAGTTCGGCTTTCACGCGGATGGCTTCTTGTCGTGCCTCTTCCCGTTGTGCAATTACCTGCTGTATGCGCTTGTTGTAGTTCTTCCTTGACTGAAGGGGTTTTCCCTCATCATCCAAACTTTCCTCTGAATCGGTTGCAGTTGTCGATTCTGCTTCGGTAACGACGGTTTCCACTGGTTCAGTTTGAACTTCCTTTTCCTTTGTTACAAGGAAATTAGGTCGTTCTTGCACTTGCGTGCTTTCGCCTATAATGGCGTTTTCTACATTGTCTGACATAACGTTGTCATCTCCGAGTTTGTTACGGGGTTATAAGTCCGAGAACTTTTTGGGTAAATCACCCAGTGATTTTATTTATAGGGGCAATCTGATTAAGTGCCTGTTTAATTCTGAAGTAGGTCTTCCCAGCGCTTTCGTGCCTTTAGAAGATACCCGAGGAGAATACCGTATATCATTTCTTTGCCTTTTTCTTCTTATGCTCATCAGCCATCGCAAGGGCTATGGCAACCGCTTGCTTCGCGGGCTTGTCTGCCTTCACCTCTGTCTTGATGTTCTTTTCAACTGTTTTCTTGCTCGTTCCTTTTTTCAGTGGCATAGTTAAGCTCCGTGGAAGTATTTGAATATTGCCCAGGCGCCACCAGCAAGGATAACGATAACGCTTGAAGCACGGTAGATTAGGTTCCACGCCACCTTCCAGTCATTTACAGTGTTGTGCGTGTCGTCCATCTTCGTGATGAACTCTTTAATGTTAGTATTGGTGCGACTTATCTCGGTAGTAAGATTTTCAACCGTCGTGCTAACCTTTGTTATGGCTTGATTAACATACGCGGCGGATTTTAGTTCATCCTTAAGGTGGTCATCAAATCGGCGCCCAAATGTATTAACGCTGTCGGTTGCCCCGGCGAGATTATCTTGCACTGCTGTCATTTTTACCTCGAGGATACCCACGCGGGTTTCTAAGTGGTTGTCCATACTTGTCCCTCATTGATTGTAGTATTTTGCACCACCTAACTTTACACCAATGTAAAAACAAAACGCCATCACAGGATTTACGCCCTGCGCTATTAGGGCTTCTTGTAGCAACCTGTCAGCCTTGCCCTTGTCTGTTACGGCGGGCTTGGTGTAGAGATAGTCGTGTAGCGTGCCTGCAAGGTTGCCCCTGTCACCAAGATAATCAAATATCAATGGTATTCGTGGCACGCTTGCGAAGTCTGTGATAAAGCCCGGTGGCACCGTGTAGGTTTCTCCAGCGGTAGAGATGTAGGTTAGCGGGGCAAGCAGGCGCCAGGTGCCCCTGCCCTCTGCCCCAACATCCTCAATCTGTTCAACCTCTAGCCCTGTGATGAACTTGCCCATCTTTACACCACATTGAAGAATTCAATGGTAACAACACCCGCCGACGGTGCGATTATGCTAATGCTAGATTGGTTAGATAGGAACTTCACGGTAGGATTAAACACTGGGGCTGTTCCATTCGTATTATTAGCAACAGGCACGATGGCAGCAATCTGTGTTGCTCCAGTCGAGTTGAAGTTAACATAGAATGGCACGGTGCTTGTGAATGAAGCCAGTGATGTTTTCAAGCCAGCAGGAAGCGTAATAGTCTGCGCTGTGTTAGCGGCAAGAACGATTGCGAATACCATGTCGCTTGGGTTCTGCGCGGCAGAACGATTTGCATCAGAAGAATAGTGATTGTATGAACGCATAGTGGGTAATCTCCAGGTTGTTAGGGATATTTACATCCCCTGTATGTTTGAGGCTTGTGTTAAGTGTGGCATAAGTATCTTGTGCATCTCTTCAGTGTGCTCTAACCTCGCCTTAATCTCAGTTAGCACCGCCTTCATCTCATTGTTCTGCTTATCTCGCTCTGTGCGTAGAAGTTCAAGCTCCTTGTCGCTCTGGGCGTTCATCTCAGCAAGCTTGATTTGTCCAGCCATCTTAACCTGGTCTGTCTTAATCATCAGCATCGCCTTTTCATATTCTTGGTGCAGCGCTTGCAGTTCTACAGTAAGTTGCTGAATCATCTTGCCCTGCTGTGCAAGGGCAGCCTGCGCCTGTGGTGGCACTTGCTGATCTTCCCTGCCCTGCAGTTGTGGGAAATTAACGGCGAATAGTTTCATTAGGCGATCTCGAGCGATGTCTGATCCTTCGAAGTCCATAGCACCCACGATAAGATCCTGCAGCACTGGGGTAAGTTGTGGATCAACTCGGGTAAGTTCTAAAATCTGTTCAAGGGCTGCTTGCTTTCTTGTCGCGTAGGCAGGGCCGGCATTTACCTTTACCGAATATTCACCAACGCTAAGGTCATATTTCTTCGGCTTGCCACCTTCACTGAACATCTGGTTTATCTTAACCACATCAACGCTGCTATCAGGATTTACGATCTTGATAACGCGTGGCTTGTCATACACCTTAGGGATAAGGTCGATCAGAATACAACCGAGGTGTTCGATGGAGCACACCAGATTTTCAGAGAAGTGGAGATTAGCATTAGCACCCTGCTGGGCAAGGGTTTTGATAGCAATTCCAGACTGCTCATTAGGCGTAGCACCAAGTCCTGCATCATAGATACCAATGGTTGCTTTTAGTTCATCATTCCAGTGGGCAGAAGCAGCAAGCAGGTCATTGATCTGTCCTGTCTGGTCTGCGCGCATAGGAGCAGGATTTTGCATCAACTCACCAGGAGCGGCTGGATTATCACGGTATGCATCATAGAGCAGCACGCTCCAGTTCTCGGTGTTCGCTGTCTGCCATTGCTTTTGATATGGGGCAATGCTGCGCTTGTCGGCGATCCAAGGTGCCTTGTTAGCAGATCCGATCCGTCTTGCAACGCTGCTTGCCATATAGTTCAGCATCTTCTGCGAGTCCTTAGCATAGCGAATAACACCACGGATATCACGGCGTCCATTCACAACGGTTTGTGGGCCAATAACAGCAACGAATGGGAAGTATTCACCAGCCCAGTCTCCCTCTCTAAGGATTTCCGCACCATTCAGGTCCATCCACTTAATCTTGGTTTGAACAACTTGTCGCTCACGGGATATTATCTTATCAGAGCCATCATCACCTGTAGGCCAAGGTAGCATACCTGTCATCTCGCTGTCAGCCTCTTGTCGATCAACGACTGGTTTTTCGTAGCGCAGGCTATCGACTTCACTTCCATCTTCTAGCAGATACTTAACATAGGAGATGGTTTCTTTATACCAGTAGCGGAGCACGCGAACTGTTTTTTCACCTGCTTGCGACATACCCCAGTTGCTTTGGATAGCACCGACGCTCTCCACATCAAGGGTAGCGATCTGACTTCTTGGGAATTCATTTCTATATTCGTCGATCGAGTAATCGCTGATTTCAAACCAGTAGTTCGCGTCGCTGAAGTCGGCAGATTGTGCGCTAAAGTCCGGTAGAACGGTGAATGGGTCGAAGATTGAGGTGATAACGATCTTCTTGTGATCGCTCCAACTTCTTTTGGATACAGGCTCCACATCAACTCGTAGGAAGCCAAAGCCTGGAACAAGTGCACCATTCTCACCTGCTGCGTGGATGTAGTGCTGGTGTGCCTTGCTGTCGGCTTGGATATGTCGAATAAGTCCATTGTAGATATCAGCGGTATCCTCTGAACTCTCCTCGTCAGTAGCATCAACAGTAATATTGATCTCTCGCTGTCTAAGTTCATTTTCGATTTGCTTTACGAACTGGGGTAGTCGATTTACGCTGAGGGTTGGCTCTTTCTTAACCTGTCCAGCTGCAAGTTGTGTTTCATCCCATTGCTGGCCACTGTAGAATGATAAATCTGCTTCTGCTTTAGTGCGGATGTCTTTCCAAGCATTGGAGCAATCGGTGAATAAGCTCGAAGCTGCATCCAACCGTTCTTGCACACTGTCCTGGTCGTCATCTTTAATGTCGTCTGTCATTATTGTCCTTTAGGTTTAGGGTAAATGTATTTACTAGGTTCAGTGCGGATCTAAGGTGCGCGTGATCTTGTAATCTTTAACATTTAAACGGCTGGTGGTCCAGCTTTTTGCGAAGGCTCTATGGTGGGATTATCACACCAGCCATTTAAATGTGTCTTCTTTATGATAGCATCCAACTATCGCGGCTGTTGAATGTGTTGTAGTTAATATCTTCTTCTGGTGGGTTCTTCATCTTATCAATCTCTGATTTATTCTTCGCTGCATCTAGTCCAGTTAAGAAGGCATATCTATTAGTGTCCATCGCGTGGTCATCTCCCTTAAAGCCATTCTTAAATCTCGAATAGGAGCGGAACTCCTTGAGGGTATTCACACAGGTTTTATAGATCTTAAATCTCCCACTAGTCATCGCTTGGAATACCTTAGCAATACCCACCTCGATACCGTTCTGTGCCGATATCATCGTAATCTGGTAATCTTTAGCATACATTTGCCGTGTTTGGGTGCCATCAGAGATACTTCTGCCACCACCTGATGGGTCGCATACTATTGGAATTTCATACCCTGCCAGGCGCCAATGGGCTCGTATCGCTTCAGCGTGCTTGGCAACCACCGCCTCCTTTAGGTAATGCTCTGCGTATTGATAGACGATACCACCATCTGGGTCAATGGCATACCAGGTAACAACGGTGGGGTCATTAAAACCAAAGTCGAGGGCGCCAACTCTCTTCCAATGTTCTGGGATACTGAATGGCAGTGGGTCTATGAAGACATCATCCTCGCTAATCGGATACACCGCACCCTCACCCATCACGGGCAAGCCCTTAGTTCGAGCATCCCGCATATAGGGCGGATATGCCATTATCAAGCGCTCCTTAGTCTCGGCGGATAGGTGAGGGCAGTCATCCCAAGTAT